ATCTGAAGGGGAAGCATCAGACACTATCATGTTAATAACGTCTTCCATTGATTTAATATAGTAATATGATTATTTATATTTTAGATCTTCCCGCCTTTTGGTTCGGGTAGAACTCCAGCTTCAGTTGCATCACCGCTTGGAGCTGGTGATTCAATTGGAACTTCTCCCATTTGCCCATTTATCTGATCTCCACCTGCTGGTGTTGATGGTGGTAATGGTTCGCCAGTGATTGGGTCAACTTGGGAAGGATCTGGGAGAATACCTTTCTTAATTTCATCTTCGATTTGCTCATCAATCTCGATGATTTCAGAATCAGTTTGGCGAAGAATCTTTTTGCGAACATATTCAGTTGAGTAATACTTACCAATGTATGGTTCCATTGTGGCAAGAATTCCCAGTCTATTCTGAATAAGCTCTGCTTCTTTTAACTCAGCAAATTGGTTATCATAAAGAAAATCGTATTGGATATGATCACTAATTTTTTCCCAATCTTCTGCTGCAATAATATTTTTAAGAATAAGTTGAGTTTTTAGTAAATCATTGAATAGATTTGCAAATCTCTTCCTTAGTCTACCAACAAATTTGGCAAAGTTTAACTCATCTCTTAAAATTTCAGAAGATCTTCCGAGATTGAAACCATCTCCGCCTCCAGGTAATCTGGACTCTGGAACTCCAAGTGCCCTATAAAGTTTCTTTTGGAAATATTCAATATCAGCAAGTTCTCCAAGATTTTGTCCACCAGGAAGAGTTGTGATTTCTGTACCACGACCACCTTCACGGCGAGGGAGCCAAAAATCCTCAAGCATAGACATCATTCTCTTGTCATCACGAATCTCACCAGTATTTGCATCATAGACCATTTTATTTCTATAACGCATCATGACATCTTTAAGATATTGCTCTGCCTTTACCTTAGGTAGATTGCCAACATCAATATAGAAAATACGACGTTCTGGTGCTCTTGACAATCTATAAATGACAAGACTATCCTCAATCATGCGAAGTTGATTGAGTGCTTTAATTGCTTTGTGGAGATATGAAAGAACGTTATGATTATTTCTATCAATTAATCCAGAAGTACAATATGTAATCGAATCTTTTGCAATTTTTATACTTCCCTTATGGCTTGAAAATCCACCATACCCACCAGGTCCTTGTTGAACAATCTGAGTGTATAAGAAATATTCCTCAATTTCAGGATAACTAATTTCCTCTTTTGTAAAATTGCTCGATCCGATTTTAGATTGAGCTTGATTGGCATTTTTCTTCTTTTCTTGCCTAATATGCTTAATCTTTAATGGGTCAATATATCTAAGTTCTTTTATTCCTTCTGTTGGATTTTTAATATCAATGACTTTTAAATAATAAATTCTTCCATCTACATACCAGTTTCTAAAAATCTCATGGCATTTTTTATCAAAATCTAAAATCTCTTTGATATATTTAAATTCTTCTCTAATAGCAGATTTTAATCTATCACTTGCATTTAAATTTGATAGTTCGATTTCCACAGGGGAATCATACAAATCACTAACGATTGCTTCGTTTACAACATCTTCAATGGCTTTATCACACTCTGGGTGTAAAGACATTTCACGATATCTTTTAATTAAATCAAATTCAGTTCTATATACTCCTTCAATATCAACGTATTGCCCATAAAATCCAGATTGAAGATAGAAATCAACCCCGTCCTCATTATTTTCGGGGACGGGGGATAGAGTAGTTTTAGATTTTAATTCGGAATCCTCAATCGAAAAACCAAAAAGTTTCGCCATTTTATAACTTGAATTTGTCTATTATTCTATTATTTAGTTGATATTTTCACCACCAGCTTGAGGAGCGTTGCCCTTGATAGCTTCCCACCAATGAACTTGCATCTCAACTGTAAATTCTTGAATGCCCTCAGTATCATATGAGAGATTGATTGGTGCAATATTTGTTGGGAAAATATCATAGAAATGATATGCTCTCAAGGTTTCTCCACTACGATCCAACTGATAAACAAACGCATCTGCTTGATATGATGTTGGATCAGTAGAACCAGTGTTATCAGATACTCTGTTGATTGTGTTCATCCACTTCTCAAATGCAGAGCGGATGGCAAAATCAGTATCATTGATAATTGTAATAGTCCAGCTATCAAAGGTTCTGTCTCCAGCAACGTGAAGAACACGACCTCTGAATGGGACTGTAATGTCAGAGATGTTTGAAGCAGGTAGATTTGCTGCTTTAACTAAAAATCTTGCTTTGTCAAGAACCTCTGAAGTTGCTGGAGCAATATCTGGGAATGAAAGTACCACCTCAAACAGGTTACTTCTAGCACCACCGCCAACAAGTTTGCTCTTGAAGTCGGTAATCTTTCTTAATGGGGGTGGATTTAATTGTGTTCTGGTAGCCATAGTTTTTTAAACCTCTAAAGTTAATTAAACAGTACCGATTACTTCTTCAAAAGCAACACCAGTTCTGGTGGCAACAAAGGTTAGTCCAATGAAGTTGATAGAACGAGCTGGTTTGATGTATATATCAGCAACAAACTCATTTGCATCAATAACAGCAGCAGTGTTGTTTGTTTCGTCACAAACAACAACATAATCAAAGATTCCTCTCTTGGCTTGAACATCACGGAGGAATGGTTCAACAATATTTACAAAGTTTGTTCTGGTAATTTCATCGTTAAACTCAAATAGTTGATCTCTAGCAGCTGCCGAGATTGCATTCTCCAGATAGAGGAACAATCTACGAACATTGATTCTGTCAAATGCAGATGCTCTTGCGAGAGCAGTCTTATCACCAAACAGAATAATTCCAGAACCAGGTGAGAAGATTACTGGGTTAATTCTGCTTGAATATAGACGATCTCTTTCAGCTTTAGATGGATTGTATGCTAGTTTAATAGCATTGAGGATAGTTCCTCTAGAAGTACCCGCTGGTGAGAACCATGGGAAGTTATTAATATCATTTCTGGCACATAATCCAGCGATATCTCCATTTAGTGGAACATATCTGAAAGTATTGTTAAATCTATCAAACATGTATTTGTATCCACTATCAAATACCGCATATGAAGATGAGGTTAGTGGTGCATAGAAACTGATTACGTTATCAGTAATCGTTGCACTGGAATTTACAGTAGCACTTCCAACTGCTGTATCGGTTAGGAATGCCCCTCTGTATGGTGAGATGAATGCGATTGCATCTTTTCTAATTTCAGCAACAGAAATTAGTTTATTTGCCAGTGCCTGTGCATTTTCCTTCCCATATCCAGATGAACCCATGATTAGGAAATCAACCTTATACTGCTCAGTATTTTCAAATAAACCATATCCACCACTGATATCTGCAATTGTAGAACTTAAAGCACCAGTTGTTGCAATTCCAGTGTTTCCATCATAGTTGTAACCTTTTTCAAGAGTTAATGTATTATTTCCAGTTGCCGAGAAAATAATACCATCAGCTTCTTGGTCCCATGCATTATCTGCTTGTAGAGTAAATCCACTGCTGAATCCAGTTGTAACGATTCCAGCAGGTTGGGAACCACCAAAAATATAAGCAGAATTATCAGCAAGATACTTTCTCCAGTAAGATGGTGAACCTACAGAGAACTCAGCATCCTTTGCCTTTGAGAGACCAATATGCTTCTCAAGAATTGTTCCTACAGTGCCAGTGACTTCTCCTGTACCGTCTAAAACAACAACATGAACTTCGTCAAATCTTGAATTTCTTGTTTCGGCATAAGATGTTGTATTTGGCCTCGTTGCAATTGAGTTCCAAGCAATAGTTACAGTTGTGATACCAGCAGAAGAAATTACAATGTTTTGATTATCGAACCAATCTGAGATTCCACTATAACTAGATGATGCATATGCAACAGTTGAACCATTTGTATGGAAACCAACTGATCCTGTTGCATTGAATGCATAAACTCCATTTGGAGTATAATCAACTGGAGTAACTGTACCTGCACCGTTTGAAACTTTGCTTTGAATCTTAACGCTAACGGTACTTTGTCCAATTCCAGTAACAACCCCTCTTAAACTAAAACCATTTAGTGATGAAGTTGTACCAGCACCAATATCGGTTTTGCCATCAAGACCTTGAGTTACCCCATAACCAACTACAAGTCCTGCAGTGCTAATTCCTGACAGA